CCGCGTCATCGCGAAGCCAGGACCATAGGTGACGTTCAAACCGCTGCTCCGGTGGCGTCGCACCACACAGTTGGATTGATCGATTGAAGCCAGATCGGATGACCTAGATCCGTGTCGAAGAACTGCCGGCCAACCCACAGCAGTTTGTCCGGCCGTTCGGCAGTGGGGCCGGACTGCTGAAGCGTGATGGTGCTCGAATGATTGCGGGTGAACCACTGCGCCCATGCAGGCGTCAGGTTTCCCATTCCGTCCAGCAGCGCACCGCTTGGGAGGTCGTAAGCGCTCATCGCGTGAACTCCCCCCAGGCCGCGACAAACACCGTCTTCACAGGGTCTGTGACGCGGAACTTGAAGACCCAATCACGAGCCCGGCCAAGCCTGCGGAATGTGGCTCTTGCTCCGTACTGCCCGATCTCTCCGAACGACACCCACACCTCATTGGACCAGGTATGACCCCCATCCTTCGAGTACTGCATCATCAGTTGCGGGTCTTCACCTTGCCCTGACAGAAGACCTACCCCGCCTTCCATCTCGATCCACAGCTTGGACAGGAAGGAGAAGTTCCCCGTCGATTGGTGGCGGGTAATCAGTTCGCGGGCGATCGGTTGGCCGTCATCGGTGTACGCGCCTTCTTCCAGCCGGTAGAGTTTCCCGTTCTCGTAGTCCGTCACATAGGACCGATCGAGGAAGTTCAGTTGAATCTCGCCACGGTGCCGGCCTCCGCTGGATTCGGCCTTGTGCCATTCCTTGCTCAGCCCGTCATAGACCCATGACTCATTGGCTGATGGGAAATTCAACTGGTACATAGGGTGCCCGGACACCATGTAGGCAAATCCGGTCGCGTTCGACACCGAGCTGTACTGGCTCATGATGTAGTCGATCTCGGGATTCGACACTGGCTGTGCGTTGTACCCCGACAGGACGCAGACTTGCACCGCACCTAGTCTGTTCTTGCGCAGGAAGATGAGCGAGTCCATGAACTTGCAGAGCGACCAGCGAGCAGCAAGGCCCCATTCGATCGCAGCAGCGCCAACCCGGGCAAACGGGAAGTCCAACGCTCCAGAGTCCGACCAGAACTCGGTCGTTTCCGGGCCGAACAGGACGATTTGTCCGTTGTCGGCCAGCACCCTCACCAGGTTGTCCGGGTTCGATTCGGCCGTTGCAAAGTCCAGCGCGGACCATGCTGTGCCGTCATAGATCCCAGAGATGTAGAACCTGCCGGTGTCGGGCTTGGTGACGATGAAATAGCCGTTGAGGAACGTGACCGTATCCGCACCGGGGAAATCAGGGTCAGTGATCTGCGCGAACGTGAGTGCTACGGTGTCGTAGATGTACCCGCTCGGGCCATCCACGATGATGATCTGCGTACCGTTGTCGGTGATGTCCACCCGACCCGCCGAACTGGTGAGTGTTCCAAGGCTCGTCATCGAGCCATCGTTGGCGACCTTCCAGAACTTGTCGCGGTTCACCACGTAACGGAAATCGCCCTTCTTGTACGTTCCCCGCGACGGGTACGCGCCGAAGTTGATGTCCGTCTCCAGACCAGGAGTCGGGTACAGGGTCAAAGTCCCCTTCTCCCCGTCTCTCTGGATCTCGGTGTACAGGTTGGTTCGCTCTTGGGCAGAGACGTTCGACGACTTGCCAAAGTTTCCGATGCCGAACAGGGGGACTGGTTGGAGCGCCATCAGTCCACCACCTCGATAACAATCGGACCTTGATCTGTGGCCCACTGGAGCATCATGTTCTTCTTGACCGCGGCCCTCGCAGCGATCTCGACCCGCACATCTTGCGGAACGCCGTACTTCAGCGAGATCTCGTCGGCAAGCAGGAACTGAAGCGTGTTCAGATACTGCTGCGCAAACCCAGGCGTCGCCGTCAAGGTCAGATCAGGAATGATCGACTGATACGTGAGCGCCAGGACCGGATCTTGGGTAGGCGCCGGCCAGAGCTTGAACGTCAGATTGGGCGCGACGTAGTAATGGGTTGGGTACTGGGCCGTCTTGGTGAGGTCCAGCAGTTCCCAGTCCGCCTTGGCAAGCCTCGTCAGTTCACGCTTCACGCTCCCCGCATCGGTGTACTTCAGGACCGGAGCACCGAAGTAGTCAGCAGGAGGCGAGACGGAACTAGGGGTTCCGAGCACCCATGCCACAGCAGTAGAAGTGCTCGACAACTGAGGCCACTGATACCCATGGATGGGCAGTTCCTTGACGATCCCCTGCAAGGCATCCATGCAGGTATCGGTGTCAGGGTCGGAAACGTTCTCACCGACGCCGATCGCCTGGCACAGTTCAAGTGCGCCGCGGATCACTTCAATGGTGGTGAGCGTCCAGGCCATGACTTAGACCTGCTCGCCAAGCGAGTACTGATGCGTGGGGATCGTAACGGCTTTCCACTTGCCCTCGGCGTCCTGAACTCGGGTCGTGATGACCGAATCCTTGAGGACGTTCAGATAGTTCTCGTCGATGGTGGTTTCGACGTTTCGCTTGTAGAGGTTCAGCTTGTGGTTGTGGCCGATCTCCACATCACCACCTTCGCCGTGGAAGGTGATCTTGTATTGCTTGAGCTTCTTGGGCTTTTCCATGACTTCGGACATTCGTTGCTCCAATGAAAAAGGCCCCGGGGATTAGCCGGGGCCTAGGGTTGAGATGAACTCAGATCAGCCGAGGGCTTCCCAGACGAAGGTCTTGGAGGCGACCATGGTCGTTGCGGTCACGGTGAAGGTGTTACCCGACACAGCGATACCGTTCGTGGTCTCCAGCGTGCGCGTACCAACGGCAACGGTGTGGATGGAACTGGCCGAAGCCATGCCGGTCATCCACTCGTCGCTGATGCGGTCCGTGACGTTGTGGAAGCGCACGACACGCGGGGTGAACCCCACGGTGAAGGTCGTTGCAGCCGCGGCGCCAGCGTCGGAGACGACATAGCCGGTGGCGTGGTTGACGACGCCGCCGCCGTTCGCTTGGGTGTTGGTGGTGAGTGCCATTTGGAGGCTCCTAAAAGAAAACCCGCACTAGGCGGGTCGGGGTTTGCTACTTGTTCGCTTATGGCATATCAGGCCACTTGCGGTTTGACTTGCTTCTGTTCTCCGCGCCTGTGATGACTTGGAGATTGGCTTCGCAGTGAAGGCCGCTGACACTCTTACTGCCCAGCGGAACGATGTGGTCTACATGGTGGGCGATGCCGGTTGTCTCACTGATGATTCTGGCTTCGTCATAGATCGCCAACATCAGCGCCGGATTCGCCCATGCCGGCGTCGCCTGAATCAACAAGCGGCGCCTTCTTTCTGCCTTGAAGCTCTCGACAATCGGGTTCTGCCTTGCGTAAGGCCGTCCCGTCTTGGAGACGGCCCGTATGCAAACCCCGCCCTGCCAATTCGCATTCAGTTCGCCAATGCGTGAGGCCGATTTCTCAGCCTTGAACACCGCGTCCTTGTGCTGGCACTCGGATGAGCAAAACCTTCGGCGGCTTGCGTGGCAGGAGCGTTCTTTGAACTCCTTACCGCAGCATGCGCACTTCAGGTTGACCCACTCACCCAAGTTCGACTGAGCCCGAAGCTTGTATCCACATTCGTTTGAACAGGACCGCGGGTTCTTCCGGCTTTGTGGACACCGGAAGAGCTTCCCGCAGACCTCGCAGTTCTTTTCAATGCCTTTGAATTTCGCCACCGAATCGCTCCGTTGTTAGACGGATTGATTGTCGGCGGCGAGACTCACATTGTCAATGATCCTTGGTTAGACCGAAGCCAGTGATTCTATGCGCAGCATCCAGGCCTGATTCAGGATCGTGGTGATGGTCGCTGCCTTCCAACCCACGGTCGAACGCTGGTTCAACGGGTCGGCAGCGCCGGCAGAGCCGAGAGCCTTCACGTAGGTGGACATCGCTTCACCCGACAGCGGCGAGAGGCCGTAGGCTTCGGCAGCGATGATCAGCGTGGCGTACACGTCGTTCGAGCCAGCGCCCGTGGCCTTGTAGCCGGCGGTCGTCGCGGTCGTGGCGTTCGTCCAGATCTTCGCGTTCGTCGAAGAGACGAAGCGAATGTTCTTGTACGAGCCGATCTCGTCCTCGATGATCCCCTCTTGCGAGCCGTAGTCGGAAACCGACCGATAGCCCGTGATGGACTCCAGGTCATATTCCACGTCCGGATGCACGATGCCGATGAAGGCCTTGCGAACCGCACCAGTGCCAACCTTGTCGGAGGCGCCGATGCCTTCCTTCATGTACTTGGCGTTTTGGCCCTTGAGCGAGCGGATCGCCT